TGCCACCTAATAGCGCAGCGCCAGCCGCAATAATTGTTGCAACCATTACTGCACCCTAAAGAATGTTGCTTGCATAGGGCTGTAACCTCGTTTGGTGTAATCAATCCATGAGTTGTTAGCCATCACAGCGGTGACTGCTACATCAATGCGCCCGTCATCAATTAAGTCTGTAGCTAGCCGATCAAATTCTTTCCAAAGCCTGCCGCCCACGGTTCCGTTTCTATGCTCGGGTTTTACCCACCAAGCCAATTCGTGCAGTTCGTAAACTTCTGGGCACCAGACATTGGTGGTAATAAGTGCCGCAATAAAACCTCGGGACTCGTTGTCAATTAACACAAAGCCACGCCCAGCCATCATTTGCGTCATTAGATTGACAACGTGCGCCTCGTCATGTGCTGCTGCTGTTTGCAATGCAGGCACAGGCGTCTGAGTGCTGTAGTCCCGCATCATTTGTAGCAATGCAGGCATATCGTGCTTGTTGGCTTCACGGATCATCCGCTATCCCTCCCGCCGCCTTCAACTACCGTTGTTTGCACGTTTGAAGTATTGCTACTTACAGTTGCAGACTGCGGCGGCTTGCCAAAGTCAAAATACGTGGCTGCAATCACTGGGACACGGTTCATGCTAGTGTCTGCTGCATAAATAAAATTCCACGCCTTGGGAGTCGTTTTAATGCCTTGGATGCGGTTCTCTAGGATGGTTCTAAAGCTGGCGCAGGTAATGCCTACCGTGGCAATTCTTGTTCTTAGCTGATCGTTAAAATCTTCAGTAATAGAACAGTTGCTGACAATGCCGGTATATCGTGTAAACCATTGCTGGCTTGGCGTCATAATAATTTGATTATTGCTATCTAAAAATCCACGATACACAAATATTTCACTGCCTTTAATATTAGCCGCAAGTACTAGAGCAACATTAGTACCGTCTACGCCAGTAAGAGAAATTGCTAAATCGGCGCTGCTGGCTTTGATATTTCTGTCAATTGCGCTGATGGATAACAAGCTGCCCAGGTTGCTAAACGTCATGCCGCTTACAGTAATGGGCGCTGCGGCATTGCAAAAATAATAAGTTTGCGTGCTGGTAACTAGCCTAATAAATTCGGCTTGGATAATGGATGGGCTGCTCAATGCAGCCATTGTGGTAGTCATCCGACAATGTCCTCAATAAACACAAAGTCACCGTCCCACTGGACAAATGCGCCCGAGGTCATCGGGTTAAGTGTGTAGGTTGGGCATTGTGCCGCCAGCAAATAAAACGTGCAGGCCGAGCCTACTGCGGTTAAGGTGCCTGTTGTGGGCGTTCCAATCACAGGGCGGTGCAAGGTAACGCTGACTGTTGAGCCGCCGCCACGCAAAACCTCGGCGGTAACTTTGTACGGGTACACGCCAATCTGAAGAAAATCACCTGCCGCAAACACCACAGTACCTGCTGAAACGCTTGGCAGGTTGCCAACTGTGATTGTCGTGGCGTTGGCTGCTGGCACTGCTGCAAGCGTTAGGGCTGCCGCCTGCCCACTGGTTAAACCGCCTTTGTAGTCGTCAAACCAACTTAGCAAGCTGCTGGCAAAGGTAATTGTCTCGGGCAGTTGACGATCTTTGTTGTCAATCACTTGGATAATGCCACGTACTTGCGGATAGTACAGATACGAATGTGGCCTGACGGTGAATGACCACGGCACAGACGTTAAATATTCAGCAACCCGCACCTGGCCTGATCTGCTGACTTGCTGGCCGACAGTGCGCCGGTTCTGGACGCTAATGCTTTGGCTGATTTCAAAGATGGTTTGGAAACTCATGTTCTTCCCCTGCCAAGCGATAAGTTTTTGGCTCCGTAGGCGTTTGCTGCCCAGACTGCTTTGCTGCTGCCCAGGATGCGATCTTCAAATGACTTGGTATCAATTGCTTGAATATTATAGTTGGTGATGTTGTTGGTAGAGCCGCCCATCATTGCCAGTGAATGGTTAGGAACAATTGTGCCAGCCGTCCTCGGAACAAACAATTCCGGGCCACGTTCGCCAACCATTGAGGGCACTCCAACTGGTGGATCGCCGCCATTAGCATAACCGCCTCCAGGTTGCATTGGAATTGTTGGCGATCCGGAAAATGCTGCAACGGCAATTTTTCCTAACATGGAAAACAAATTAGTTGCAGATGCCCGTAATTGAATTGCCAGCATATCTTTAATAATAGAGCCGGCAAAATCTCCAAAATTTAATTTGCCAGTAGTTACAAATTCGTCCAAGGCTTTAGTCATGCTGCCCATCATTGAGTCAAATGCTTTGCCGCCAGCTTCAAAACTGGTTTCCATGTCTTTGCCAAACGTATCCATGCGAAATAGAAAACCTTCCATCATGCCGCCTGATTTTTGATCTTTTAATATCTGCAAGCGTTCTTTGGCTAGTGCAATTGTTATTGCTAGGTTTCTATTTTCTAAGTCATAGGATATTTGTTTTGCGTCCTCAGTTAATTGAGTATTATTGTAAATACTTAATACTATTTCGTCGTGCTTGTATTTGATCTGTAGCAATTCTTTTTCTAAGTCCACGTCTTCTTTTTTCATGTACCTAGATTTTTGATCTATTAAAAATAATTCTTGAGCCATTTGTAAATTAACCAATTGCGCTCTGGATTGATCTGCAATATCTTCTATGGCTTTTAGTCGTTGCCCTCTTCTAATTTCTTCTTTATTAAATATTTCGTTTATTTCATTTGTTTGATCTAAGTTGCGTTGCGCTTCTTCTTCTCTATATTTATCAGCACGCGCTTTTTTATTTGCATAATATTCGGCATCAATTGCCCCTAATTTGTACGTTAACTGCAAAGCATTTGCACCTACAAATTGATTTTCTTCAAGTATATTTTTTTGCTTATTTTCTAAAATTGCTTGCGCTGTTTTGCCTTTGTATTCTTTTTCTATTTTTTGTTCTTCGCTAAGAAATGCAAATTGTAATTTACCCTCATCATCGTTATATTTTACAATTGCAGCAAATTCATTTTCTAATCTGAGTTTGTCTAAATCAAATTCTTTTTTAATTGCTTCTTGTTTGTATTTGTATTTCAATGCCGCTATTTTTTCAAGATAATTTTTGTCAATGCCTAACAATTTTTCTTTTAATATGTTGGCATTTATTGATTCAAATTTATTTTCTTCGGTAATGTTTTTTTGTTTTATTTCTAATCTTGCTTCGGCATACGCTTTGTTTTGTTCTTGCTTTATTTGATTAGCTTCTAACTCATAACTTTTAATAAGATTATTTGTAACGGCATATTGATTTGCCAATCTTGCTTTTTCTAATTCAAAATTCTTTGCCAGAACTTCTTTTGGGGTTTTTACTTCACGTTGTACATCATCATCTGGCGTGACAATCCGAGGATCTTGGAAACCAGCCCCCATGCGTTGTGCTTTTGTTTCGTTGCCTAATAATTGCTGTTGAAATGCATCTAATTCTTCTCTAGCTTGTTTACGTTTTTTGTTATATTCTTTTACGTCTTGAGCAAACTTTTCAAAGCCTTTTGATAATTGCCCCGTCATTAAATAAAGAGTTAAACTTTCTAAACTTTTTATTGCGTGTCCAATATCATTGGCAAACGTGCTACTCATAAATGCCAAATCAGAAAGACCGTGCGCTACTGTTTTAAAAACCGTACCAAAAACAAATCCAAATGCACTGGTTTCTGATGATGCTAATTTCATGTAATCAGCAACAGCTTTTAATTGAGGCCCAATAGAAGTAAGAATTAACAGGGCAATATCTCTGCCGATGCTCCTAAAAGTGTCAAATGCTTCTGCTGCATCTTTGATTGCCTGCTCCTGTTCTAGTGTTGCTCCAGTGCCTTCTTTAAACCCCCTGGCAAGTTCCACCATGTCCACGCCTTTGGCAGATTTACCAAATGCGTCATAGGCCCGAGCGTTGCGGGTTAATGAATCTCCCATCTCCGCTATTGCTTGTGTTGTTTTTTGCAACAACTGCTGCGTAGACATACTGCCAATGTCTTGCAGTGATATGCCTAGATCGCTAAAAGTTTTTTGTCCTTCAAATGAGCCTTTTGCCGCTTTGTCTACAAAATCGGTAAAGCTGGCAATCATCTTCCCAGCGTTTTCACCTTTGCCGCCAGAATTTTCCAAAGCATTGGTTAATTTAATAATTGAGTCAATAGCAATGTCATTGGCTGCTGCTACATCTGCAATTTCATCAGCATACGCAACTGCTTTAAAAGTCGCAGCAACAAAGGCAGCAGCTAACACTGCCACTGCATTTTTAGCCATGCCAATTGCTGCTGCGCCAAAGTTATCTAATTTTCTAGATGCGGCATCTATACCAGTAACAAATTCGGCGCTGTTTAGGCCAAGGGCTACACCGAGCCGAGCAATGTTAGCCATGATTAAATTTCTCCGAATTAAAGCCTGGTGCCTGCACCATAAACGCTAACAGGCTGTCATTGGCCTGCGCTGCAAGCTGTTCTTGGCTGGCTGGAGGGTAAAGGTAGTCATGCACTGCGCCGAGCGTGCCTGCAAGCCTGTACGGGGCTGCGTGGGGAGGACGGATGTAGTTAAACACGCCGGTTGTCAATACCGCAAGCTGTGCCAGCAGGCCATGATTGCCAATTACTCCATCAGCGTACATTGTTTGGATTTGCAGCATGGTGATTTGATCTAGGGCAGCAATTGATTCTGGTGTATGCCCGTTGAAGACCATCGCCGCTGCGACTTGTTCTCTCAACGAGCCAATTAGTTTCCCCGGTTCTCCTTATAGCCTGGGCTGATAACTTCATTGATCTTTTCTACCAGGGCCAATTGGACACTCAAAGGCCATTCCAGTTCAATCTCAGCGTAGGTAATGTCGTCCAGTGTGTTAGCTGGGTTTTCTGGTTGCAGCAAACGAATCATCTCGGTGATCCTGGCCTCCATCATTGCCTTGTTTGTAGCGGCCTCCCGCATTGAGCGCCCAGACACGACAACATCGTTTTCTGTAAAAACTAATTCTTCGTTTTTTAGCGTTTTAAATTCGTCTAGGGATTTTGTCAAGTCAGCGTAAATTTTGTCAATTGCTGCGCTGTCTGGTTTGATGATGCGGCTGTGCAGAGCATCGCTTTCGGACACCAGTGGCACTCTCACTCGGAAGGCGTGGCCTCCAAGTTCAAACTTTTTGATGCGGAATTCTGCGCCTGTTCCCAGTGCGCTGGATAGTCTTGTCATAGATTTGCTTTCTTGTATTTGTCAATCCGTCTTGCCAGTATTTGTGCAAGATTGTTTACCACACTTGTCGATTGTGATTCTAACGCACTACGCAAATATGGGTGCGCTGGATTTCTAGCAGTGCCAAATTCTTGCGCTATTGCTCTAGCATCGCTTTTTATGCCCAGCTTGGCTAACTTTTTACCCGGTGCGGTTGTCA